AATCATTCCTTCGGCTCCTAATAGCTGATTCATCTTTCCATTGTTCTTTGCTAGCCTTCCTTTACGGGAAGGCTTTTTTATTGTGAACATTACGCAACTTCGGGAAACAGTAACTGAACTGCTTTCTGCATCGCCTAATTTAATTGGCACTTATACGCTGCCTAATAATGCCACGCTTCCTGCCGTGTACGTTGTGGGGAGGCAGGGCGTTCCGAATGAGTGGAAAGTAAAAGGGCTGGAAGTAACAATTGAAGAATTCGCCTCCATTTCTCCTAGGGCGATGGTTGGAAAAGTGCAAAATAATAAGCAATGGACTGTCGTGCTAGTTGATTACACAACTAGCTCTAATGCTTTGCAAGCTGCGGCAACAAGAATGGCAAGGCGATTTCCCGATGCTCAATTTTCATTTCGCCCCGAATCAGATGTAGTTTATGGACAGTATCGCATTAGAATTTCAGACACGGAATTACTAAACATTTACCCTGCATCGTGAAAGTCTTAAAAAGCAGTTGCGAGAAAATCTGGCTATTTGATGCAGAAGTGGACGATATATCAATTAAAGCAGGTCTTGCTTGCTTTCTTTCTCAGTGTCCCGCGTTTGCGGCCTTTACTTACAAAGACAAAAAGATTGAGGCTTGTCTGCCACTAAAGGCAATCAATAGTGGAGTGCCTCTACGGATTGCCAATGCTAGACTCTTTCTGCAATAGAGAAGATTATGAGCAAGTATTCAAACATTTTCCTGCTTAGCGATGCAGAATATGAGAATATTGGCGATTGCTTGAGGCTTCGTAAGTTTGGGAGCTGGCTAGCCGAAGAGGCTTGGAAGCGTGAAGAGCAAGGACAGAAGCGGGCACAGTTCACCTTGCGGGCCATTGCCCTAGCAAAGAAGATTGCCATTGAAAAAGAAGTGAATCAAGATGAAGCATTCGCGATGCTTCAAGGAGACTATGAGGGAGAAAGCATTTTATCGGAGTATTCAGAAGAGGCCGTGGCGTTAATGAGCAGCATGCCGTCTGCACGAGAGCAGTTTGGCGAGCTAATTACCATTTTCTTCCGTAATCGCGGTGAGATCTTGAGCGGCAAGAAATGGGCGGCCACTGATGATTGGACTATTGAAGATACGCAAAAACTTCCTCAAGCATGGCTAGAGCAAGTCGAGGCTTTTATGGCCGCTGAAGATAGGGGGCAAGAAAGCGATAAAGAGCAAGAGCCAGAGGAGGAAGAAGGAAAAAACTAACAGAGCGGCTTGCAAGGCAAGCCGACGAGGCCATTAATAATGCCACGGATTGGACAGAAATATATTGTCAATTGGCTTCTTTGCAATTGGTCGATCCATTGTTTCAGTCGGGCAACTTTGCTCGTCTTCCCGTCAAGCTAATTGCTGATGTCTTAGAAAAAAGCTATAAGACTTTGCATGCAAGAACAAATGCGGCAAGCATTAGCACTGCGAAGCTGGCAATGGTTGTAATGGGAGCGCTGGGAGCGAAGGGAGGGAAAGTAAAGCTTGATCAGTTTCTTCCGTATGAGCTTGATGATGGCCTGTCTTCATTGAAACCATCAACAAAAGAAGCGCTTGAATGGGCGCTGAAGAACGAGAAGTTACCAGCCGCAATTGTAGGCATGATTGGCGCTGAACTTAGTTGAAAATGTTAGATTGGAGCTATTATGGCTTAATTAATAATGGCCTATCAGCTTCGCTTTGAAAGTAATGCATTTGAAGCTGACTCAATGATCGGCAAAGCGTTAGATGGGTTGATAGCTGTTTCTCGCAATGCACAGCGCATGGCTGGTGCAAAAGTGCGAGCTGATGAAGTGAATAAACTTATGACATTAAGGGGCGTTTGTCAGCGAACTTTTGAGGGAGCAATGGATTGGGCTGATAAAGATTTTGATCAGCAAATGGCAAGCGAAAAATGGCCACTCACTGGAGATTGGCCAAACGTAACACGAAGAAAAAATGGCGAAGTAGTCAGCAGTCCTCGCGACATTATCGACACTGGCGCATTATTGCAAAGTAAAAAACGAGATCCGATTAGCTCTAGTATTACTGAATTTACTTGGGAAGACGACGTAGCGCAGGGCGTACACGATGGAATGGTTGCCAAATCTGGCAAGAGACTTCCCGCTCGTCCATGGACAGAACCAACATTAGACAGCATTGAAGGGATCATTAATACCATGATCAATCGGGAGGGGCGCTAATCATGGCACGTTACACAATTGACTTTACTACTAATGCCAGTAGGATTGTTCGTGAAATCGAAGCAGTTAACAGAAAAGTTGCGCAAGTAGCCCGCACTGGCAAGAGCGTGCAAATCAAGCTGGATGCAGCGCCTCTTCGCGCAAGTCTTGATGACACATTTAGACAGCTTGACAATCAAATTGCGCGAATGCAGCGCAAGCTTGCCAATCTTCCCATCGGAAGCAGGAAATTCCAACAGCAAGCCACTGCTCTTGGTATTACTGAAGGCACTCGACAGCGTGCTGGCATGCAAGCTGGTGCAATTCAACTTGGTGCGCAGGCAGAAGCGTTTGATATTGGCAGCGTCCAGCGCCTACAAAGACAATTAGAAGCAGCCCGCATTGAAGCATCGCAGATTTCGCCTAACACCGCAGAGTGGGTGGCATTTCAGCGACAAATTGGGCAAATCAATGTTCAACTAAAAGCTTCGGAACGGTTGGCTCAAAGTGTTCAAATGCAAGAGCAACTAGGGGCGTATTCCCCTGGAAGTTTGAATGCGCTTGAGGCAAAGCTTACCATATTGCGAAATAGAGCAAGAGAAATCTCTCCTTCCGGAGAAACCTTGCGTGAATGGAAAAAACTGAACAAAGAGATTCTTGACACAGAAGGAGCCATTGAAAAACAAACTCGCCGCCCCCTTACTGGCGGGCAACGCTTAGGCGCCGCTGGTGGCGCATTCCTCTATGGAGGAGGCTTGGGAGGAGGTGTTGGCAGTGCCGTTGGCGGCATTGCTGGCGGTTTAATGGGAGGTGTTCCTGGAGCGTTTGCAGGAGCTGCTTTTGGTCAGTTAGCAGATAATCTTGGCACAATGGCAGGAGGCGTAACAAAAACTGCCGCAACTATTCAACAATTGCAACGTGGACTAGCGCTTGCCTCCATTGATGCAAATGATTTTGCTGAAGCGCAAAAAGCAATTGCGGAAAGTAGCGATACGCTTGTTGTTCCCATTGAGCAAGTGTATCGTCAGTTTACTCAATTGCGAGTGAATACCAAGCAATACAATATGAGCGTTGAAGAAACGCAGCAAATTTTAGAGGGCGTTGTATTGGCAGTATCTTCTGTTGGTGGCTCCATGGAAGACGTGGATGGCGCCATGCGAGCAGTGGTGCAAATCTTTAGTAAGGGAAGTGTGCAGGCAGAAGAACTGCGCGGACAACTAGGCGAACGGTTCCCCGGTGCAGTGGTTAAGTTTGCGCAAGCAAACAAAATGAGCTTTGATGAGCTACAAAGCGCGTTAGAGCAAGGAAAAGTAACAGTTGGAGATTTTGTTAATTTTGCCAAGCAAAATTACGAAGATTATGCAAAGTTCTCCGAACGACTGGCAACTGGCCCTGAATTCGCTGGCCGCCGCCTTGAAAAGGCAATGAATGACATGCAGATTGCCATTGGTTCTGCATTAGGGCCGGCTGGAGCTGTGTTCCAAGATTTCTTCACCGAAACAATAACTGGCTTTACAAATTGGGTTAGTCAAAATAAAGAGTTTATTACGCAATACCTTCGAGACTGGGCTATTTTGGCGACTGATTTCGCCCGAATTGTCGGAGGCATTGCAAAAATTGCGATACAAATTAGCACGGCAATAGTAAAAGCATTTAGGGGGGCAATTTATGAAATAAGAAATTTACTCGGCATGGTTGGGGTGGCTGAAGTCAAGGCTCAGCTTGATAAACTGGACGCTCGGATTCTTGCTGGCGAAAGCGGAGGTGGGCGAAGAGGTGCTGCTCCCGGCAATCGCGCACTAGAACTAAAAAGAAATCAACTAGAAGCTAAATTTAAAGCTCTTGGTGGGCAAGCTGCTCTTGACCGAGAAGCTGCCCCTACTGGAGGGGACTTTACCTATGGTGGTCCGGGCGCCGGAATGAGTTTAGACACCACTGGAGGCAAAGGCGAAAAAGAAAAGACAACACGATTGCAGGCCTACAACAGCAAAGTAATTGAAGTGCTTAGGGCTCGATTAAAGGAGGAAACGCTTGCTATTCAAACCAGCGATCAATTGAGCACTAGACAAAAAGAACTAAGCATTGCTTCTAAAGAATATGAATATGGGCTGAAAATTATTGAAGAACAGCTTAAGGAAGTAAGAAAAGAAAAAGGCAAGATGTCTGAAGCTGATGCCAAATTGGCAATGGCTGAAGCGAATCAAACTGCCGCGAGCGAGAGAAGTAGTTTGAAGCATGAATATAACAAGGCAGTGCTGGGAGATTTATTTAACATGACAGAGGACTATGAAAAACAAATTTCGCAAGTCACTCTGGCCATCAATGCCTTGAATACGTCCGAAGGCGAAGTGACTAATGCGCAAAAAACAGAACTAATGCTGCTTGAGCAATTGAAGGATGTAAAAGAAGAAGATCTTGCGCTAGTTGAAGCAAGAAAGCAAAAAATTATGGAACTAGCAGCCGAGCTTGATCGTTTGCTTGGCGTAGAGAAAGAAATTAGAAAAGAACGAGAACTTAACCAGGCATTAGAAGACAAGCGCGGTCAACTTGGCATGATTGGTGGTGGCTTAAGAGCAGGCTTCATTGGAGAAGCCGCTTCGGTGTTTGAGCAGACAATGATTGACACGAAAGGCAATGTTGACTATGCGACGCAAATGGCCAATCTTGAAACAACAGCCATGCAGCTCCGTAGCGTTTTTGAAGGGCTGCAAGGCGCCATTCAAGGCGTTAGTTCTGCCTTTGCCAATGTGCTCACTGAAGGCATTGCCGGCATGATCAGCGGCACTGCTACTGCCAAAGAAGTGTTTGCCAGCTTCCTGCAAAGCGTTGGCCAAGCACTTTCTCAAGCTGCTTCGCAAATGATTTCTACTTATATCGCCATTGGCATTGCAAAAATGTTTGCTGGTTTTGGTGGCGGGGGTCAGTCGTCTGTTGTGCAAGGCGTTGATGTGCCCGTTGCTCAAATGCCCGCTGGCATGGCTTTCGCCAATGGTGGCATCGCAAAAGGTGGTTTCCGCGCCTTCGCCAACGGTGGCGTTGTCTCCGGCCCCACTCTTGGCCTTGTAGGCGAAGGACGTTACAACGAAGCCATTGTTCCTCTTCCCGATGGCAAGAGCATTCCCGTGCAGCTTGGCGGCAAATCCGCCCGTGATCTAATGGGAGGAGGTGCTCCTGGTATGCCCGCTCAAATGGCGCTCAATATGAAATTCGAGACCACCAAGATCAATGGCGTAGAGTATGTAAGCCGCGAACAATTAGAAATGGCTATGGCAGAAACGCGCCGTGCATCCATTGCAGGCGGCGCCGCTAGAGGCATGAGCATGACCTTAGATAAGATACAACAAAGCCCCTCCACTCGCTCTCGCATTGGTATGCGCTAATGGCAAATTTTCCTTCTATTAGGCCAACTGGACGCTCCTATTCGCCAGGACAATTTCCTACAAAAATCTATCGAGGGCTTTCTGGCGCTACTGTAAAACGCATCTTCGGTAATCGTTCATTTGGTCATTCCATCGAGCTGGAGTTTGCAAATATCACTGATGCCAATGTAAAGCTCATCCTTGATCATTACTATGCGCAGGGTGGAAACTACACGCGTTTTGCATTGCCAAATGAAATTTTTTCTGGCATGAGCGATAGCCTTCGTGGCGTTGTGCAAGCGCCGACTAATATTCTTTGGGAATACGCTCAGCCGCCGCAAGTAGAAAGCGTA